TTCTTGTTTGCGGTCATTAGTACGACTCATATTCAACCTCATTTTGCACATTGCGAAGGGTGCGTTTTTTGATGCATACTGCCGCAGCTACCGTGTCAAAGTCTATGCCCTTTTTGAACAGAAGCTTTGCTATTTCACGCTCTGGAAGCTTTGTTGGTATGGTGATACTGCATCCGGCAAGGTTTCTGCAGAACATCGCACCCCATATAAGTTTTTCTTCTTCTGTTTCAAAAGGCATGGCCTCTACGATGTGGTCGAAGTTAGTCAATTTACCATGCAAGCTCATTGTCTAAGCTCCCTTCTCCGTAAAGTTCATCTTCTTTAAACACTTCTGTAGGTGCAATGTATGTGAAGTGCTGCAGAGCCATTGAATCTGCCTTATCCGGTGAACGTCCAAGATCTTCTTTTATAAGCTCCTTGCTTGATAGCTTCAATAGCCCTTTGTCGCTAAACCCGTATGTGATACAAGTAAGATCTTCCAGAAGCTCATCGTCCTTCGGCAGCGTTCCGCCTTTAGTTAGATACTCTTTTAGGTTGTAATACATCTCTGTTCGTTTATTGAAGTATTCTTCATCGTCTGCTTTAAAAGAGGCGTTCCCTTCAATAGCAGGCAAGCCAAGCTGAATCAATCGATCATAAACACCTGCACCTACACCGATAGTATCAACGATGATCCCGTCCGGCGGCGTTATCTCTTTCTTGTACTGATTAGCCACCCATGAAGCAAGCTCCATTGTGTTGAGCTTCTGCTTTGCTGTCATTTCGTAGGTATGGAAACCTTTTCGCTTCGATAGCACTGAACTATCATCCCCGAATCTTGCAACGTCTAATGCGTATACGAATGCGCCTGTTGTATCAACCTCTGTATTTACATCGTGACTCATTGCTTTTTCGATCAACTCAAGATCAAACAGAGCGTTTACTGCAGATTTAGGGAACTCACCAAGAACACGGACTCGGTAAACATCGCTGTCTTTGCCGTATTTGTCCTCGATCTTCTTTGCGTATGAGTCTGTTACATTGCTTGATGCAGCACTATTGAAGTGAAGCGTTTGATAAAATGATTTTCGCTTGTTGTGGCTGTCAAAGAATGTTCCGCTTGTTCGTGTAGGGTTTGAAGTCATAATGAAAAGATATTTCCCTGTCAATGCCCCCTCGATAACATCAAAGATGCTCTGATGCACACCGCTTGCCTCATCGACTATGTAAATAACCAAAGAGGCGTGAACACCTGCTAGTGCTTCACTGTTCTCTTTTCGTGCTGTTCTTGCAAAGCATAGATTGTCGTTTGCGAACTTTACCTCTTGAGTCTGAACGTCCACAAGCTGCTGCAGTTCATCACTAAGTTTGTGCGCCCACTTTCTAACCTCTGGTATAAGCTGATTGATAAGCTGTGCAGCTACCGGTGCAGTAGTTGGTATTTTTACGTCCTCAAAGCATAACCCACCCCAAAGTATTAACCACGACAAAAAAGACGTTTTCCCTGTACCGTGACCACTCCTGATGCTTATATCCGGCAATGCTGCGCCGTCAATAGCTGCTTGCACTGCATCAATAGCTTCTTGCTGCTGATCCGATGGTACTGCTTTTAGCTCATTGCGAATAAAATAGTAAAAGCTGTTGTGGCAATCTAAAAGATGCTGCTCGATTTGCTCGATCACTTCTGTTTTCCTTGCAGCCTGTCGATGATCGTGTTAAGTGATACCTCTCCTGAATGCTCAACCTTGTCTGTGAACATTTTGAGATGCTTTCCAAGCAGTTCTATTGCTTTCATCTTATCTTGCGCTTTAAACACCGGTACTGATTCATATACGCCATCACCTACATGAACCTGTTTGAATTGATAAAATTGAAGCGCACTCTTTTGATCGTCTGTTAATTCACTAAGCATCTTTACGCTGCCGTCATCGTGATAAAAATCAGCCTCTTTGATAAATGCAGTCTTCATAAGCTCTTGCAGCACCATGTCTGCCGATAGCTCTGCTTTCTCGCTGCGTTTATCAAAAAGCTCTTGTATCTTTTCTGCTATGTGAGGTTTTGTTAAGTTTTCATACCCTATTTCTTTGGCTGTCTTTACACTATACCCTGCACGGATCGCTGCTTGTGTTGCATTGAGATCAATGATGTACTCTTTGCAGAACATTTCCTGCTTTGGGGATAGTGCTGCCATGCTATGCCGCCGCCGTAGCCATGTGCATAAAACTGTTGTATCTAAAAGGTTTTAACTCGCCTCTTTTTACAACAACCACCGGAAGAGAAACACCTCTCCCATTGTCCACCATCTTGAATCTAGCTCCAGAGATCGACTTTTTCAGCTCCGGAGATCGATCACGTTTTACCAATTTTGTTGAAATTACTCCGGCACGGCTCTTTGTGAAAACCTGCTTGTAGTAAGAGTCATTATTGTCTGCAGCGTGGCGGATGCCTGTTGATAGCTCTTTCATTACGCTATCAACGCTTTCACGCGATTGATTACACCACGGGCGATGATGTACTGATCGTATGTGATTGGACGTTCCGGATGAGTGCGCATAGCTTCAAACTCTTCAAGGATAGTGTTGAGCTGATCTTCGGTGACTGTGCCTTTTTCTGCTGCAGGATCTACATCGCTGAATTCTCTTGCCGGTGTTTCTGGAACGTCTGTGTTGTCTGTTACTGTAGTGGACTCATCCTCCACCCCTGAATCTGCTTCGGTGGACTCGTCTTGCACTTCGGAGTTTTCTGCCTTGAATGCATCGATCTTCTCTTGCAGCTTTACTGCACCTGTATTGTGCTTGTAGGTGATCCCTAATAAGTCGCATTCTTCTTGTAGTGCGTTGAGTAGCACTTCGTCTGGTGTAAGTTCTGGCATTTGATCCCTTTATGTTTTAATATAAAGGAATTATTGCTGTTTAGTTTTCCGAAGTATCTTTTAAGATGTAGTTTTTTCTGTAGATTTTGCAAGATCCTTTAAAAGCATCCTGTATTTGTAGGCATCGCAGTAGATCTCAAACTTCTCTGGTGTTTTCTTCTGCATCTCATAGTATGCTTGCCTAGTCATTCCGAACTCTTCAACGAGTTGTGCTATTGTTGGATTCATCCTGCCGCCTCAATTATAGAAAAGTATGTTACTGCCGATCCTGCAATCATGCTTGTTATCATCACTAGAAAGCAATGTAATTTTTCTGCCCAATATTCACTCATTTTATTTCTCCTTTTTTATTCGCATCTAAAAATATCACCATTATACTCGGTATAATCATACTTAAGATCTCTGGCGATTGCATCATAATCGATATAATTTGCGAAGCTACCCTCTGGCACTTCTCCAAACAATCCATCTTCAACGAATTGTACTGCTAAATCTCTAAAGTTCGTCTCTTCATACAGATCACAATCCTCTAGCTTATCAATAGCATCTTTAAAGTTGTAACCTTGACATTCTGTTAGGAATGAAAGCTTTTTGACTTCGTACTCTTCCAGATCTTCTACTGTTTGAGCATACTAATTTAAATCGTTTACACTCTCATATTCACTTACCGATCCGTATCCTTCGCAATCTTCGTGATCGTGGATAGCCCACTCTTCGGATGCATATAACCCATCCTCTTCCATAGATTCAAGGTTATCATAGCCAAGATATTTGATTCTTTCCTCTGTTGTTCTCTCTAGGATCTCTTCAACTGTTTGGCTTATGTCGTCCTGCGGTAGGTCTACCCACTCTCCGGCTAATAAACCTTCGTTGTATGCTGCTAAGTCTGCTATATAGATTCTCATGTGGTCGCCTTATTTTTAAGATACCAAAGTATAGCAAGTTTTATTTCCATTTGTCAAGAGATTTTTACAATTTGTAATAATTTCTTTACTTTATTGCGAATACTTCCGCATCAACTCTTGATATTTAGGACTATCCTGCAGCATCTCTTCAATGACTTTTCCGATAGCCTTATCCTCATCCTGCGATGCATAGAACAGAACGGCATTAACGCTCTGTTTGATAGTTGGGTGAATTGTTACTGTGGTATCTCTCATCGTCAGCCCTTGTACCCGTCATTTGTTTTGATTGCTATGCCTGATTTATAATCTCTCACGACTTCCCCTCTGCAGGTATCGCATTTTGCTTTCTCTCCTGATTTAGTCCAGATCTCTTTTTCAATTCCCCACTCCGGACAGCTCGTGTCGATACAGTGATAAGTTGCTAACATAGGTTAAACTCCTTTTTAATATCTTTGATCTTCATCATCTTCTTGTCGATCTTCTTTTCTATCTCGTGAAACAGATTCATGTAGCGAGTCATTTCCGCTAGGCCAAGCTTGCTTATTCCACTGTTGCTCTGGATCTTCTTGAAGTTCTTTTGCAACTGCTCCACCTCTGAATCTAAGCGGCGGATCATCTCTTCTGGTGTTATGTCTGCAAGGAACAGATATTCTTGTCTGCTGCAGCCGTATAGATCTTCTATTGAAAATGTCATATCAATACCCCAACATAGTAGGATTGACGATATTCATTCCCACTGTTCCTTTGATTTTGTGATAGATAGTGCAGCGCATATCTCTGTTTGATCTGTACCCTGCTGCAGCGTGCCAAGCATCTTTTGGTGTTAAAGTGCGGTATGTGATTACCGTTACTCCTGAAAACTCCTTCTGCGATAGGTGGTGAACGTGACCGGTGCGCCAAACTCTATTGGTTGTTGCCGCCCACATATCCGGAACGTCTGTTGCCATAAGCAAAGGCAGGATTTCCGCTTTCGTTGTGTGACCGTGCGTGTCGGCAAGAAGATTTGTTCCGAATTGAAAGTAGTTATGAAAGGCAGGGCTATCCAATATCTCTAATCTCGGCTCATCGTTGTAACGCATCTCTAAGGCGATACTGATAAGCATCGCAGTGTGTTCGTTGTGATTTCCGATTGCGCTGCGATAGATCACCTTTTCATGCTTCTGCAGGGCTAGATCGATAAGATCGCAAACACATTGGATGCCGGCCTTCGTTACCTTATACCATCTGCCATCCACATCAAGCTTGTTTTTGCTGTGTGATGTTTCGTTGCTCTGGTTGTCTGCGTGGAAGAAGTCACCAAGATCAAGGATAAAAGCCGTGTGTGCATTCGGTGCAGCATCAACAAGGTGATTAACTCCTTTGCGAAGAATATCCACCCCTTTAGCAAGATCCCAATCCTCTCCGGCCTCTCTTGCCCATGCATACATCCCGATATGACTATCCCCTATGGTGTAATCGCATAACAGATCTGGATCACAATCTTTAGGCGAGGGTATCAGTTCCGCCCTCTCTATCCCTTGAGCAAATTCCGTGAAGACTTCTTTCATGGAGTCCATGACATCTTCGACCTTTTTATCCACCTTTACCCACTGCATTACTTCTCGTTTTTCGCCTGTTGCTTCATCTGTCTTATACAGAGTGGATGCACCTTTTAGCTGATAACCTTCCGGTGCTGTTTTGATGAGATCATGTTCCGGTGCAAAGCCTGCTCTCGCTGCTCTTGTTTTGATGCGCAGGATCATCTTTCGTACTGCATCCTCTTCTTTCCCTAAAACTTCCGCCGCCGCTTTGTTGCTGCCGTGTTCTATGACGGCCTCTAAGACCTTCTTTTGTTCATCGGTGCTGCACCATTCAAGATATGCTTTCAGCATTTGCCATTTCCTTGTATTGATCTGCCTTGTCAATATCTTGCTGCAGATCATCTTTTCCGCCTGCTCGTAAACGGTACTTCATCGTATTGCCCAAACAATAGATCTGGTACGGACTCATATCGTTAGTCAAGTGGCTATCAAGAACAACTTGAATGATCTCTTTTGCTTCAACTTCCATAAACACTTGATAATGCTTTGGCTTTTTGACCGGATCAAGTTTCTCGGCTTCCTTTTTTAGCTCATCACGCTTTTTGTTCCATTGCTCTAATGTTTGGCCTTCTCTTCTGTTCACCATTACGCCGATCTCCTTTGTGGTTTGATTGAATTGTTTACCGATTTATTTCCGTATAGCTCCGCCCAGATCTTGTCTAACTTCTTTGAGTAGTACGCAATAGCCTCGGCCTTTTTCATGCGTGGTTTGATGAGATAGCAGGGGATTGTTTGAACAGTCCACTCCCCGTCCACCATCTTCATCAGAAGCTTTCTTGCCACATACCCTTCACCGTGTGTGTACCTGTAGTATTTCATCCGACCACCTTGATATTGTTTTTTAGAAGGTGAAGTATCTTGCTTCCGTAGATAAGAAAATCAACAACTTTCCCACTTGCATCTTTTGGCATACGCTCTTCGCCGTGTGGCTTAAATAAATTTTTCTGCATGAACATTTGCCAATTTATATATTTTTCATTTGTCATAAGACCGAGTATTTTTGAAAGTGTTAATTCGTTTCCATACTGCATAAGTTCATAATAGAGATCATGTGCCTTATTTAGAATTTTTATGTTTCTATTAATGATGTTTGCGTAGTAATTCCTATCAATCATCGACTCGCCTCTTGCACCCTCTTTCCAGATCGATTCCTTATGTGGGCTGTTGCGTATATTCAATAATATTGCCTCGTATGACATTCCCAACATATCCTGCATCTCTTGATAGCTTGCCCAATGCTTCGGCTTGTGCAACATCGGCTTTAGCTTGTGGTTATGCCTCTTTCTTAGCAGGCGACAATGGATCATCTGCTGCTCTGGTATTGCGCTCATTGATTGCAAACCTTCTGGAACTGAATCTCGATGAAGTCAAGCGCAAACTGCTTATCTGTGAATTGTGAACTTCCTTCAACACCTTCAATCTCCACTAAAAAGTATCCGTTGTCTAGCTCTGTGATATACGCTGTGATTCCGTTTTTGTTTAGTTTATTCAATTTAATTCCTTTAGTTTTGTTTTATATGTGTCGATGATCTCTTTAAGTTCTTCCACTGTCCACCGCTTCATCGTGTCCATCGTTTCGAGTTCTTCTACGGTGTCGAGGCCGATCTTTTCAATAAGGTTGATTCTGTAGTCCGCCAAGTTTCCTGATTTATGGTTATTGCAGATCGAGCATTGAACATGAATGTTTCTTTCGTCATATCTCAAAAGCGAGTGTCCGCCCTGCGGTCTGTAGTGTCCTGCGTGTCTTTGTCTGCCAAAAACGAAGTTATGACCACATGAGATGCACTTCTCTTTTTCGTCACGTTTTCTGATGTAAGCGTTACAAGCCGTTTGAGCCTTTCTTTTCAGTACCGCAACGTCAGAGTCGTTAAATTGTTTTAAACGCTTTCTGGATGCTTTAGCTTTACTATCACGGATCTTTTTATTGTTTGCTTCAATGCATTCTGTCTTCAAACAGTTTTTTTGAAATGATCTGATAGGCTCAAACCGTTCTTTGCAGTATTTGCACGTTTTTTTGTTCATGCAGTGATAGCCTTACGAACATTTCCTGCAATCTGGTGCGCCTGTGGGATTGATGCAACACGGATTCTATATTTAAGCACCTTTTCGATTTTGTCTGTTACCTCTTTTGCATTAGCCATCATCTGCATATCAAGAAGAAAATCTCCGCCACCAAGCTCATTTAGTATCTCAACTTCCGCAGAAGACAGGATCAGAACGTCTTTTACATCTCGAAGCAATCCGTAATTAAACTCTGCAAAGAAGACACGATCACTCGGAACATCGTTTCTATTTGCAATCGTATAGTTTTGAAGGGCAACACGAATTCCTGTGAACTTCTTTTCTAGCTCTTTCGCCTGCTCTTCTACTGTTCCAAATAGCGTGGCCTCTCTTTTTTGTCTGAATCGCTCTGCAACTATTGCGATGCGATCCATTGCATTTCTATATGCGTACTGATCGCCGGAAAGAGCATTAAAAAATTCCAGATATTGTGAAGGCTCAATATCTTTGATATAGCTCTCTATCTCTGCATCGATAAAGATTCCGCCTTCGATCTTTAGTTTTGTTTTTATGTCTGCGATTAATTGCTGTAGCATTATGCAACTCCTTGCTGCTGTAGAAGTTGCAATGCACTCATACCTGTAGCGGCTTGAACTGCTTGAACTTTGTCGTTTGTAGATAGAGTGACTTCATCATTCCATCTTGCACCGTTGATCCATGTTGTAGGGTGAGGGATATACTGCCCATCGTTCTTGATCCAAGAAGAAGAACACTTTTGCTTATTAAGAGCATCCAAAACGATATTTAGATCTGGTTTCTTTAAATCCCATGCTTTCTTAGCCTTTATTTTGGCAATCTTTCTAGGGTAGTTTTTCCAAAATATCTCAAAGTCTGTAATAACTTCAACCTCATGCGCATTAGGGTTAGAGTAAGGGTTAAGAGAAGAAGCTAAGGGTTCAACTAGGTCATTATCTGAACTTTGCCCCCCATTAGGTAGGTCATTATTCGTACTAGGGTAGGTCATTATTTGAACATCATGGGCTAGGTCATTATCTGAACTATGCACCTTTTTTGAGATCAGATTCTTTCTGTTTTTGTATGCGATTTCATCTAACTTAATATCTATATTTACTGTATAAACATTAGATGCTTTGCTTCCGTTTTCTCTGCTTCTGGTTGATCTATTTATAAATCCTAATGCCTCTAACACATTTAGGCAATCTCTTAATGCCCCTCTCGATATAGTTGCTTTCTTCATTAGTGTTGTATATGATGGATAGCAAGTAAAATCTTCATCATTTGCATATTCGCAAAGAGATAGAAATACTAACTTGTCGTTTCCTTTGAGTGGAATATCGAACGCTTTTCCTATTATTTTGAAGCTCATGACACTACCTCAAACTCATAAACAAATACATACGGGTTGCTGTTCCAATCGTATGGTGCTTTATATGGTAGTTTGTTCCAAATATCACGCTCAAAAGCTTTAATAGCTTCATTTGGTAATGATGTTTCTCCATCGTCTTTGTACCCCATATATCCTATACACATTGGGAAGCCATCATCGGGTCTAAAAGGAACTTCTACAACCCCCTCTTTAATACAATCCTCTTCCGATATATCATGCAAGCGTTCTACTTTTATGTTGGTGATTTTTATAAAAATACGGGCTTCTTTTTCTGACATTTTAGAAGAATCAGACCAATACGCACAAAAACCAGACCACCCACTTTCATAGTCAGCTCGATACACAACTTCATTTACCTCTTCATTTAGACAAAACTCTTCTTGTACATATATTACTTCCCCTATTTTATATTTAGGTTTTATAAAAATAGTTTCATCTGAACCGTAATCATCAAATCTTGCCTCTATAACACTATAATTATCGTCTAGTGCTGTTCCAAAACTCTCTATGTTAAAATCTTTTGGTAGTTCTATTGGTCTACGTGTCATAGTCTTACTGCCATTTAAGATAGCTTCTATGCCTTGTTGGTTGAATTTAATTGATTTCATTACGCCGCCACCTCGTCAGACTTAAGCGCATATCTATGCACCTGCTTGCCTGTGACAGGACATTTGATAATGTCGAATTCACAAACTAAATGTTTATCCATAAGAGAGTTGATGCGCCCACAAACAGATGATCTTTCGATTTCAGTTTGTGCTGCTATCTGGCGTGAAGTCATAGGAGTAGAATAGATGCTGTCAAGCACCTTTTTTTCTTGCTTGTTGATCTTGCCTTCTTGTAGAAGTTCGATAAACGCATTGATTGAAGTATCTTTCATGTAAGTCCTTTGTGAAACTTTTGCAAACTGAAAGCCAACACCAAAGGACTAATTTCGGTATAATTCTGTCGGCTTGCAAAAGCTGAATTGTTGGTACAGGTGAAGTTTGGTCGCTACGTCCTGTGCCACTTTGTTTAAAACGTGAGTCATAGACTCGATAAAACCTATCCGAAGATAGGCTCTACGAAACTATAGATAATGCCTCGTTTGCCTCTCTTATGATCGTATGCAGATTTTTTCTGATGTTCTTCTTTTCATCTTCGTCCACCACTTCGTCTTCTGTAGATTTCAAGATTGTATTGCTAAGATGGCCTACTACTTCTGACATTTTTATAGCTATTCTGTTCACTATGCAAACGTCAGGATTTTTATTTTCACAATCACCGCTTGAGGTGACTTTCATTGCATTTATGATGCGATCATCATTTGTTATACGGGTTATGTCTATAGCCATATCAACGCTAAAAGGTCTATTGCCCTGTGT